GCCAGCAGACGCCAAGGCTTACCCCTAACACGTTCCATGTTGCCCCCACCTGCCATGCGGTTCTTCTGTGTTCCTTCTGACAGTTGATATGCGTACTGAGATGCTTCTTTAGGGGTAAAATTTGTTAGCTCATCCGTATTCAAAGGTATGCTGTGGAAAAGTTCCGCTTGGTTCATTTTTGAGTTTGGTGTATCTCCCCCAGTGCCTATTAGCCCACGAGGGTCACCCCATATAGACGATGCTGCGTACATAGCAGTTGTTTTTCCGCCGCCTGTTGTACCAAACATATGTACGCCTAAACTGTACAGACCTGTAAGGGGCATAAGTACAGTACCGAAACCACTACATATAGTAAATTGATGTAGTTCCATGCCATCACGGTTGTACCAATCAAGTATCTCTCTACTACGCTCTTGCGTACCTTTAGGCTTAAACTTCTCTATGTACCCCGAAGTTTTTGCAGAGGGCGGGTTATATTCAACACCTCGGGCAGTAATTAACTGGTTCCCTAGCACAAACTCATCCAACTTAGTATCGTCAGTCCATCCAAACTGCTGATGCGCTTCACTAGCCTTGGTTGTTTGTTGTAATTCGTTAATCCATGCGGCTGTGTATGACATGAGTTTATCTATGTCCTTCCCAAAATTAGTTATACCTTGCATAGACATATGCCTACGAAATTCTTCCCGTGCTGTAATTGAGGACAAGGGCACAATAAACTCACGCATACCGTCTCTAGGTAAGTGTAGTGCAAACGATATGACCTCACCCAACTCCACATCATGTAAGCGACGAGTAACGTAAAAGTCGTTGTGGTATATACACACTTCTTCGGGGTCACCTTCTGCGTTCTTACCTCTTATATACACCCCACCGTTCTGCCCTCTAAAATACGGTTTAGGAAACGTAGGTATAGAGATAGTTTTAGTCATGCCATCTATGTCTTCTTCTACCGTATTATCTTCGGGCGCGGCTTCAGCTATCTCTTTGGTTAGCATAGCAGGGGTGGTTATCTTGCCGTTGTTAGGACACGTTTCACACGGCTCTGGGTTGTGCATAGCGAACGTCGAACAGAAATGTGGCCCACCTGTGTCGTGCATCTTACGCAGAGTAGCTTCTAGGTTGTAGTCTTCGTGCTTGCTAGACATAAGCTCTGCGGCTTTATCCCCGTCTTTACACACGTTTGCGATGGATAGACCTGATCGCCACAAGTCATGTGAGGCGGTTTGCTGATTGTTAATAAGGTACTTTATTTGTGCGCATCCGGTGCCTTTAGCAGTCTTAACCAACAAACGCTTGAAGCTACCTTTTTGGTTTTCGTTGAGTGCGTCTTGGAACGCGCTGGTGGCACTCGCCGTGTATTTGGGTGGTACTGGTATCGGATCACCACCGATCAACTCAGAAAAACTATCAAAATCCACAGTGGTTGGCGCTTCGATACCGTAAAACGTCACAGATAGTGGGGTATCGTACTTGTAGTTGTAAGTAAAAGGCACACGTAAAACACGTGCCGCATCAGCAGTAACCGCAGGGTCAGCCTTAAAACCACTAGACGCGCACAAACCCTTGAGGCGTTCCGCTACTTGCCACCAATCGTCTCGCCCCACTGCTTCAGACAAAATCCAATAGACATGTATGCCACGCCCTGAGTTAACAAGCGTAGGAGTAGGTAACTTGTGTTGTGTGCAGAAGTCTCGTAGCTCCGCAATAGCAGTCTCTTGGTTTGCAAATTCCTTGTTTGGACCACAGTCTAGGTCCAAGAAGAACGACTTCATCTGCATGACATTATCTGCCACACGAGAGCCAGCTTCCTTGTAAGTCCCCAGTGCAAAGAATGCGTTCCAACCGTTATCACTTAGGTCGTTTGCCGCGCCTATAACTTCTTCTACAGAAGTATAAAACTTTTGTTGCACTTGTTTAGCAGGGTTGTTAGCCCATACACAGTAATGGCCCTCAGAGCCTAATACTAGATCTAAAAATCTTTTCGTTTCCATAGCCACCACTCGCCATTGTAAGGTTAACCACGGCTAACTTAATAGCCGTGGCAAGGGATCGTTCAGTCGTCCCAATCGTCAATAATGGCGTTTATGTCCGCGCTTTCAGAAGGAGCAGTCTCTGCTTTCTTTGCAGTCTTTTTTACTGGCTCTTCGTCAAACCCATCGTCATCGTCCGCTGGTGCGGCTTCTAAGACGTTGTTGCTTTTGACAGGGGCGGTCTTTGCAAATGGATTATTGTCTTCAAGTACAAAACCCCCTTCTACTACACCAAACGGATTACGAACCATTGGTGAAGCTAACTTAATAACCTGCACAGCTTTCAGCCGTAGAGACACGCCCCAGTTGTCTTTTGACATATGATAGGGGGTAAAGGTTACCGCTATGCTGACTGTGCTACCCGTAGTTAGTTGGAAGTCATCGGGCATTGGTGTGCCTTGGCTGTCAACCTGCAACGGCCTAGCAGTGACTTCTCCTTTGTACGCACCTTTTATGTTAGACGTACCTTTAACCGTACCATCGTCGTCTCTAACCAATGATGACGCTTCCAGCGTTAGCTTTTCGGGCCAAGACTTCTCTCGGTTAGCCAACCACGCGGCTTTCATTTGCGAAAACAATGCCTTGGCTGTATCGCTGTCCATACGAAATTGTATAGAAAATGACGCACCATTGTCTCGTGGATCGCAGGGTACACTATTTTTTACCTTCTGATCGAAGACATACGTCCTATCAATCTTGGGCCATAGTGCCTCTACGTTTTCAATAAAATAAGTTTCTGCCATATCGTTCTCCTATCTGGCGTTTACACGTCTTCGTCTGCATTAAAATCGAACTGTGATTGTTCATCCACATCCTGCACACTCTTTGTAAGTGCTTCAGTTGCGGAGGTTTTATTAAATCGGTAAGTGTTACCAATCTTAATGTACGTGGTTTTGGGGATATGCCCCTGCCGTACCCACGCTCGGATCGTAGAGATTGACACTGCAAAGTGCTTTGCCAAATTCTCTATTGGCACAAATGGTTCTGGTTCTTCCATTATTTTTTCCTAACTGAGATCACATGCTCAACATCGACGTTAAGACCTTCCGGCATAACATCTGGGTTCTCCTCTAGGAATTGTTTGACATTGGTCTGGTTTAAACGACGGTCCAAGAACTCGGGCATATCATGCTCTTTTATAAATGCGTACATGGACTCCCAATCTCCCGTCCAGTATTTTGTTTTACTAGACCTAAAAAACAAACCCTCAGAGGTTCGTACGCTTTCAACATTGTGTACATCACAATAGTCTAGTAACGCTTTCTTTAAGACATCCAGTTGGCGAACCAACGCTCCGTCTTTTTCCTTAAACTCCGCAGACAGTAGTGACCTTTTTGACCTTATCTTAATGTAAGCCTTAGTAAGTTTGTCCGCAGGTATATCAGAATTATCGCTCATCTTAATTCTCCTACACTAACGAGATTTACACTCTAGTATTGAATGATAGGCTAGTCAAGTAGTTCTTTGTATAAATCAACCATTTTTGTGTGTACGTCAATTCTATTATCAAGAAGTGCGTAAATACGCTTTTCTACAGCAGACCCTTGAAGCTGCACGACAGTACATGGATGCTTCTGACCTGACCGATGTACCCGTGCGTTTGCTTGCGCGTAGGTCTCTAGTGATGGTGTAGGTGCCCACCATACAACTGTATTAGCTGCTGTTAACGTAACACCGTGTGCCGCTGATTGTGGCTGGATGACCAGAACACGTGGGCTGTCGGTTGTTTGGAACCTTTTAAAGATGTCCGTACGCTGTGAGACAGGCACATCACCCCGTATAACTTCAGTAGTGATCCCATCAGTACGCAACTTATCGGTCAGTATGTCAATAGTGTGTTTGAAAGGTACAAAGATAAGCACCTTTTGGCTGCTCTCGTCAATCACTTCTCGTAACACTTTATACCGATGCTTGATGTCAAACTCTAAAGTATCGCCCTCATCAGTGTACACAGCACCCGCAGAGATTTGCAGCAACTTGTTCATAATAACAGCAGCGTTCACTGCGGATACCTCGTCATCGCCTATCTTCATGGTAAGTTTCTTTTTCAACAGTTCGTAGTATTTTTTCTGTTGGCGTGTTAATTCTACTTTACGTTTCACATACGTCATATCAGGCAGATCAAGACACTCTTCTTTGGTAAATCGTATGGCAGGTTGTAACACGTTAAACACAAGGTCAGTTGCTTCGGGCTTAACGATCCATCTAAACTGTGTGATCTTACGCATAACCATGTCTCGAAACGAACCAAAGAACCGTGGCACAGAACTGGCATCAATCAGTTTAGCCAGCCCGTACGCATCCAAAGGAGACTGCGCGGCAGGTGTACCCGTCATCATCCACAGCCACGTATCGTCTCCCACTAACTTGTTTAGTACCTTCCATCGTTTAGACTGTGTGTTTTTGTAATGCGTCGCTTCGTCTACAATAATAAGATCAAAGCCGCCTTTGGCAATTTCATCAGATACAATCTCTACACCATCATAATTTATTATGACAAACTCTGCACCTTGCTCAATGATTGCTTTACGTTTCTTAGATGCACCATGAGCTATGTCTACACTGCGATGCGGAGCAAAGGTAAACAAGTCTTCACACCATGCTGAGTCCATGATTGATAGGGGGCATATAACCAATACGCGATTGATCTTGCCTTGGTTGAGTAGGAAGTCTGCGGCCCATATAGCACTGGCAGTCTTGCCCGTACCCTGTTCGTTAAAACAAAAAGACTTGCGGTTCATGGTAAAGAAAGCTGACGTCTTTTTCTGATGGTCGAAAGGTGCGTATTTACCCGTCCATGTATACTGGCTCTGTATTGGAGAGGGTACGTTAATGTTAAGGCGTTTTAGGGTGTGCATCTCGTCGATGCCCCAGTTTACCAACACTTCATTGTTACTTACTTCGGTACTTTTTGCTACTGTTTCAGTGACACGTTTTGGATTGCGTAGCTTTAACAGCAACGCCTTATCATCAATAATCTGCATTCAGTTCTCCTTTCGGGCAGGTGCCCGAATTATTTTTTCTTCTTGTAGTTACGGGCGCGGTTCTTACTCGAACTCTCTATGCGTATTCCGTCTTTGTTTTTGCCACCTTTGACCAAAGCCTTCTTGTGACTGACATCTTTACCTTCACGTTTGTCGGCTTTCCCGTTGCCATTACGGTCTACGCCTTCTTTATCAACCTTGCGCCGCGCACGTTGACGTTCCATACGTCTCTCGAACGTAGCACTACCCACAGGGGCGTTGACTTGTTTTTTACGTTTCTTCCTCATCCGTTTGCTCCATTATGAACACATTCAATTACAGGGCAGTGGCGTTTGCATAACCCGTTAGGTCGTGCGTTCCACATATCTTTATCAGCCGCAGTCTTCATCTGAGCGTATTTACCCAACCACTTTTCCCACAGCTTGCCGCTATCATACTCCATGTAGGTGTCTTTTACCAACGCTTTACACACAACAAAAAACAATCCTGCACGCACAGTTTTAATTTGAGGATACTTTGCAAACACGCCCAAGGCCATTAATTCTAACTGACCCTTGTCTGCGTACTTTGCTGACTTGCCTGTCTTATAGTCTACCACCCATGCCAGATCATCGTCGAGTATTACCAGATCAGCAATACCACGGAACCAAACGTCCTTGGCGTAGAAATCACAGGCTTCTAGGTTTTCTGTTATACCTAGCTTTATCTCGCATAGCTTATCGCCTTTGCGGTTCTTTAAAGATGTTAGGGCTTTCTCTGCAAAGCCAAACTTAGCGGGGACAGGTACGTCCTTACCAACAAAGTCCTCTGCCATCTTATGAAATGCGGAGCCATATATAATAGCCTCAGTCTCCCTGAACGGAAACTCTTTAAGTATCTTCTCGTGGTAGAACTGTTTAGGGCACTGCTCAAATGCTTTTATCTTGCTAAACGACCACGGGGCTACCTTCGTCACTCACACTCTCCATATGATTTACCCGTGCCACTTTCACAGGTGATAGGTAATCCTTCGGCCCAATCGGGCGTCTGGCTCATGCACTCTTCCATGTACGCTTGCGCTTCATCTAGCTCTTCGTCACGTACACATGTGATTATTGAGTCATGTACAGTTAGCACAGCTTTGTACTTCTTGGCAAGTAATATCATTTGGTGCCCTATGATACAGCGTGCAACAGCTTGGCACACGTTCTCCACCACCTTACCGCCATAGATCCGATTCGGACCTTTTCTTGTTCGGTAAGTATACTCGTACCCACGCTCTGTTTTCTCTGCCGCCAAGCCATGATAAAACATAGGTAGCCCAGAGGGTAACATGATGGCATTTTTGCGTGCATCTACTTGTAAGACGCCTGACTTACCAAACTGTATGCTATCGCCACGAGCCATGTACTGCACCATGTTGTTGGCATCACGCCATAGCTGACTGATAGCCCCATTGGTATTTCGGTATATGTCGATGATACGTCGTGCTTCATCAAGGTCCATGTCAAAACCAAACGTCTGCAACTGTGCTTGGAACTTGACTGCACCCATGCCGTACCCTGCACCGAGGATTGTAGTCTTACCCACGAACCGCTGGTCCTTGTTCACCCCGTCTGATGGCACGTTATATATACTGGACGCCATGTGCTTATACACATCATCCCCATTAGCAAACGCAGTGGTGAGATCATCTTGACCTGCTAACCATGCTAACACCCGTGCTTCGATCTGCGAACTGTCACAATCTATGAGGGAATACCCTTCGGGAGCCACAATGCTACTCTTTAATTTCTTGCCGTTCGGGCCACGGCTAGGTAGGTTCTGTAGGTTTATCTTGTCGTCGCCACCCCAACGTCCCGTATGCGCCGCATAATATCTTACAGGTACGGGTAGAAGCCCACGCCCGGCAATGTCTATGAAACGCTGTGTCCTTGTTTCTTCTAATGTAGATTTGGTGCCGAGGCGTGCCGCTACTAGAGACTGCACATTCTCGTTCTCATGGTTGAGCAGTGCTTTGAACCCTTCGTCTGATTTAGCAAACGCAAACGTCTCTTTGTCTGTGGTCGGGCTGATCTTCATAGGGGGTTCTACCCCAAACCCTTTTAGCAACTCGGCAAACTTAGGGTTAGACATCAGCTCCTTCTTGTCAGGTACACCTGCATCTACTAACAACTTATCCTTACGCTCTTTGATGTCGATAAGATGTGAGGCCAGCAAGTCCCTGTCTAAGTCTAGGGTAGGCTCAGTAAACATACGCAGGGTAAGGTCGATCAAACGTATCTCTGACTTGGGAAACTTACGTGCCATAACACTAAACAACTTATATGTTAGAGTTACGTCATTGATGCAGTAGTCTCCGTATGCGCTCAGTTCTTCGGGTTCAAAATCTCTACGCCCTTTTCCAAGTGCGTCCAAGACCTCTGTCCCCTTAACGCCGAGATTGTACCTTTCAGATAACGCAGCGAGACTTGCGCGAGCTTCAGTCCCATGTAGGGCACGGGCAATACACAGAGTATCGGTATACATCCGAGGACGAATATCAAAACACCAATTAAGAATGGCACCATCAAACATAGTATTATGACAAAGTAACATAGCTTCGCCCCAGTTGAAGGTGTCGAGATATTTTTTAACCTGTTCCTTCGTGCCACTAGCCCACTCCGTTTCCTCATTGTTAACTTTTACAGCCACGCCGATCACCTCAAAACGAGGATCACGGACGTAGGCTTCTGTTGTCATCTTACGCAGAGAATAGTCTTTGTCGTAAAATGTTTCAAAGTCTAGGGTTATAAGGTCCATCAGTCTGTGTTAACCGACAGCTCCGCAGAACATGCGATGTACCCTGCACTATCAATATAGTTATCTATGTTCTTAGAGTTTGAGTGCATACGCGCTACTTTTAGCAGAGCCATCATCACCCCAACATCTTCTGGCTTAATGAAGTCTATCAACCCAAGGTGCGTGTTCCAGTAGGCCGCAATGCGTTTAAAGTTGTTTTCTAAGTTACCATGCTCCTGCGCACGGTCCTTGGTAACATAGTCTTTGGCTGTGTCTAACACATCACCACGTGACTTCCAACGTGAGTGTTCTGTAACCACTGGGTCAGATAATACAGCAGTAGGTTTTGCTTCCGCTTCTGCTTCAAATACCTCTCGCGGTGTGCCAATCTTTTGAAATAGTTTATACACGTACCCGTAAGACGTGTTGGTAGCCTTGGCAACTTCACTTGCCGAAGCCAATGGATGGTCAACTTTATAAGACCATACCTTCACTTGTTTGTTGCCGTACTTTACTTTCTTAGCCATGTCGTTCTCCTAAACGATTACTTTTTTAATTTCTTCTTGGTGCGTTGCGCCATGTATTGAAACAGCCCTGCACCTAACTTCTTCTGTACAAGGTTCACCAACCGTGCTTCTGCCGCCATGAGAGCATCGTGTTTAAACAATCCCCCTGCGTGGTACCCAGTGTGATACTTTATAGTGTCACCTTGCTTGGTTGTTTTAAGGGCATCGCTGAACGCGTTCTTATCCTTCACACCCATAAGGTCTACTTTATTCATATGTTCTTCCCTTCTGCTCGTAGGTTTTTCACAAACCGATCAAGTTCTTCACGCGCAACCCATAGGTCATGCTGTAAGTTGAAGTATTTTTCTCTGCTGTTTTCCCTATCTTGTAAGTTGTCTACCTGTTGTCTCAGGTATTTTAGTTCACTCTCTTGAAACGGAGTTAGTTTTTCGTCTTCCATTTACTCCTCCTATTTTGCCCATGCGGGTGTTGGTTTGAATAATCTGTACAGCCACTCATCGGCTTCGGGGTCTAACACACCTATAAGTTCAGCGTTGTCTGACCTGAGAATGTCGTAATGACGTTGGCGATAAGAACCTGATGGTGTACGTTTAAGGGCAACGCGTGCCTTCTTAATAGGACGTAACTTATCCCAATCCTCTTCCTCGTCTTTTGTCATAACCTCCTCCTAAGTTGTTAGGTGCCCCACGCACCAACGCAGGGACTAACCGTCTCGTGGTTTCTCCGATATGGTCACAAAGAAGAGAGTTCTCGGGTGGAGTTTATCTTTGCCCATACTGCTGTGGATATTTTGACTATGACGCATGGCCTCTCACAGCTTGGCCTTAGTGTCAGTGATGTTTGGATACAGACCAACGTGATAGAACTCTTGTAATGGAATTCATATTTTCTTCGTTCACTATTAGGTCAAGCCCACCTGCGTAGTTGATTTCTTTTAAGTTCTTCTCTTGCAGAGGTGTGGCTGTGTTCTTACCTGCCTTACACTCAAACCCAAAGAAGAACCCTTTGTAACACCCTACTATGTCAGGCACACCGCTTTTGCCGTAGCCGCCAGTGGCAGGGTAAAAATAATACGCACCTAATTCTTTTAGTTGTTTAGTGACAGTTTTTTTAACTTTTGCTTCGGGGGTCATAGTCTCTCCAGATACCAGTTGTGGGGGTGGCACTACACCACCCCGTTTATTTTCGGGCACCTGCCCGAATTTATTTGTATACCCAGTATAGATACGGACCAAGCCTACTGCCAATACCGTCCACGTCGTTTAGTGGTGGTGGCACGTCCAACATCATAAGTGTTGCTAGCTTATCTTGCATCCACGCAGGGAGTTTATCTACAGAAGCATACGCACCTATAGTCTCTGAGTCAACACTGTTAATACCTAATGTTGTTACTGAGACTATTTTAGTGTCGTAGTGTATCTGTACGTGGTATGTGATGTTTGGGAACTTACTCACGTAGTAACATCTTCCACATAGAAGTAGAACATGGCGTCGTTCACTTTGTAGCCAACGCCCTCAACGAAGTGACCATTCTCACACATAGACATAACTGCCACCTTACCTGCAAGTTCTTCGGGCAAGTCTTGAGCAAGATACGTATGTTTGTGGTCGTGCATAGGTTCTGTTTTGTAAGACATAACATCTTCTATCCTCGTAGTATCCACACGCATACCATCGTAGTGTTCGTAGGTACGTAAGAAGTCCACAGGTGTGGTCTTGCCACTGAACCTATCGTTCTCCTTCTTCTTTGCCATGAGTGTACGTATGTTTGTATCCAGTTCAGCATCCACGAACGTATGCCCTGCATGAACCATGTTGAACAGTTCAGCCATAAGCCTGTTGTCCATACCATCGCGGTAACCAGAGGTTTTGATGCCTACATTCTTCTTAGCTTCGCTGTACGCATCATCTGCCGCGCCTTTTACCTGACGCACTGCTCTCTTGATGTCCCCTGCAAAAACTGTAGCGATCTCATCAGTACTGTATTTGCACAGATACCCCCTAGCGTGTCTTACAGCCGTATCTATGTTGACCGCCATACGCATGTAGTATTGCTCTGTGTAATCACTGTACTTCATGTTCGCCACATTACGTGCATACACAACATACTTAGGCTCACCTCTTTTGCTGGTTTGGTAGTCACCATAACCTATCCAACCCAGAGCCATAGGTTCACCCTTCATACACACCCATGCAGAGCTGCGGTCACGTGGAAACGTCTCTACGCCACGCATCTCTTTGTGCAATCGTATGCGGAAGTTCCTAAGTTCTTGTGAGTGAATTAGATCACCCGAATGAGCCTCGGCATGTTCACGTGCGTCACTCACCAATTTATGTTTGTAAGCCATAGTTTCACCCTTTCACTGTTTTTGTAAAGTTACATACTCTGTTTATTCTTCTGTTGAACACCGACATCACATACGCTCTACTCGCAACGGCATCCATATCCTCGGCATATCTGTCTTCGATAGAACTGAATAAGAAGTACGCCAGATGCAACCGCAGTGGGTGATTCTCATCTGATATGATGTCACGAGATAGCTCGAACTTCTCTCCGAAGCTGTCTATCACGTTCCACATGTATGGACTGAAAGCTCCGTTTGTTTGTTCGGACAACTCCTGTAGCAAACGACTTCTGTATTCACGATCATCTTTAGGTAGCATAGGAAACATAATCGACGACCAATTGCGAAACGTAGAGATAGCATCTTTCATCTTAGCTTTAGCTTCCTTGTCCACGATCTTCCTTGGTGGTTTGGGTATCGGTTTACCACCACTGATAAACTCAAAACACCTTTGGTATTTGGTGATACGTTTGAACGTCAATGACACACCATCGTCACGTGTGGTGTAGCCACCATTATGTTTTTTGGGTATGGCGTGTTCTGCCATCGTCAAACTTTTGGCGAGATAGTATTCTACCCCGTCATTGTGACATAGGATAAAATGTTTGCCATTGCGTATGATAAACTGAAGCCCCAGTGGCAAGCATCTGTCTAAGAAGCTATACCTACTATTGTGCGCTTGATAGCCTGTGCCATTACGTATTGTAATAGTCTCCGAACCACCTCTGGGCTTACGCCACACGATAGGTGCGAGTTTGATTATCTCTGCTTCGGTTGGTGTGCCCTGCTTTGCACCATAGTAATTACCAAACACCTCATCACCACTGTGATACCCATCTTGTAGGATGTAGCAGTTGTCGTTGATCTTCTTGATGCGCTCGTACTTACGGTTGCGATCAGCGATAGGACGTATGTCCTCTTCACGTGTGTGACACTTCGATACCAATGGTTTGGTATTTGCGTATTGATTGGCAATGTGATCAAAGCCTTCGTATTGTAGCCATGTTATAGCCATAGTATGTTACTCCATTTGTTATTCGGGCACCTGCCCGAAAGTTAAGTTATAAGTTGTTAGGTCTTGTCTTGGGTCGTATGACTCTTTCACGGGGGACGTCCGTTTCGATGCACCTTCCAATGCTGTTAGGGTAGTGTGCATACACAACGTCATACATTACGTCCATTGCATCTGCACAGGCTTGGTAGTTGGGAAGCCATATGATACTCTCTTCCCATTCAGAGTATGGGGTGTCCTCATTCAGTGCGTAAGTTAGCACAAGGACATACAGAAACATTATTCGTCCTCCTCATACTTAGCCACAGGAACTTTGCGGAACACGTGGTAGAACACAGCGTCCAACAATTTTTCCATCTCCTCGGCAGTGGGGTTGTACGCCCAACGCATTGGTATAGATCGGCGTGGTGGTATTGATCTTGGTAGTTCTTTCCATTTAGCCATTACAAATCCTCCGATTTAATGTGGACAACAACGCCATGATCAGGCTTTGCTCCTTCGTTATCGACAACCACCCACAATACAGGATGATCCCACTCGCCCCAACCGCCATAGAGATAGCCATCTGTAAACACGATAGACGCTTGTGGTTTTATGTTATGTGTACGCAGATACTCAGGGACACAACGCACATCGGTTCCGCCACCACCTACGGGCTTGGTACGCTTTGCCACTGTGTCCAACTCGTCGTTGGTATACTTCTCATACCCACACACCTGCGTGTCCCAATAGCTTACGTGTAACTCGTCAGGCTTGACTTGTTCACAGATACCCACCAACTCGCTGATCATTATCTGTTGCTCACGCTTGCCAATCGAACCAGACATGTCGTTGTGTTCCGCGATGCAATCGACCTGCTCACTGATACCAGATGGCATGTAAACACCTGCCCCAATGTACCGTCTGTTAGGACGCTTCCACGTAGAGTAGTCGTTACCTGCACATGTAGTCTGCACAAACTCGCGCAACACTTCACGCCAATCCACCTTGGGCTTTAGCAGTTCATCAAGGTCACGATTGCCACCGCTACCCATCTTACCTGCAACCAACGCACCTTGACGCAGTGCCTCGTCCACCTCGCGTTCGATCTCACGCTTCTCTTCAGCGGTCATATCTTGCGCACCTTCCCAGTCGTGTTCGTCAAAACCTGATGGGTGACCATCATCTGGTAAGCTGTTACCCTGTGTACCTTGACCTTTACCAGTCCCGCCGCCACCTTCTTGTGGTTTACCACGTCCGTCTTGTGGTTGATCGTTCGCGGCTTCGGGATCGTAGATGTCCCAGAATATCTTAGCCGTACCCCAACCATCATACTTGATACTATGACAACCACCTTCGGGCATCTTAACCCAACCATCTTTGCCATACTCTTTGATGATCTTTCCGTTGATGTCATAGTCCATTGAGATGTTAGCCGTACGATGACACAGCTTGGACAAGTGTTGCCACGTTACCAAGTGCCGATATATCTTGTGGAACACCTCGTGTATCACAACGAACCGCAACTCTGCGTCTGACATCTCTGCCACAAACGCTCGACCATACCACTCGTCACGCCCGTTGGTACAAGCTGTTGGCACAGTATCATCAATCACACGTTCACCGATCATCAGCATACCTGCGATCTCTGGGATGCGAGGCATGATATCAACGACTGCTTTGGACAGCCGTTGCTCCTCTGTAAGTTGTTTACCTAATGCGAACATTTTATTTCCTCCACCACATCATGCGTGTCCACCAACTTGGTTTAGGTTGTGAACCTTGCACTGTTTCAATTTTACTTTCGGGCACCTGCCCGAGACTCCATCTGCCCATATGATCTCTTGCTTTCATCATTTCTACTCGTTGTTTGTTTGGACCTTTACCCATTGGTATACCCAACGTAGCAATACGATTAGTTACAGACGTAGGTGTACGCTTGAGAGCTTTCGCTATCTCCTTGGTTGACGTACGCGCCTCGCGCATCAATGTCAGTTCGGCATCATCTGCCTGTGACCATTTCTTGTATTTAGGCTTACTCATTATTCTTCTCCTATGTTTTATCTGCTGTGAACAGATAGTTATTATCCAAAGCCCACTTGGTGAATTTTTTGTTACTCATCACCATAGATTGCTTTGAATACTTGGCGGCACGAACGCCATTGGCGAACATACCCTGTGCTTCGTTATCCAGACGTGGCATGTAGTCCATCCACGCATTAAGCCACTCGGCCTCAATAGATGCAAGTGTACGGTACACCACCATACATACAGCCGCCGCACTGTCAGGAACCTTGGCGGTCTTTGGCTCGTCCTTGATAGACTGTAGACTAGGTAGTTGGTCAGACAGTTTCACAAACGCCATCAAGTCCATTGCACCGCGATCACCGATAGTACCCATCAGCGCGGACGTCAGTGTCTGGTCATCAAACAAGTGCCGTTGGTGTAGGATGTCAGATGCCGCATGAAGCGAACGAGGTGTAACAAACGCCGCCCTCTGTTGCTTGGGGTGAAAGATGTATGCGTTCTCATCAGGGTCTTTCACGTCCTCGAACGATGCGAACAGGTGAGGGTTGTCCTTGCACCAACCAAGTAGACTAGCGTCGATACCATTGTTGATACCCCATTCGATCCACTCCATGTTGGTAGACTTACGCACCTGCACAACAGTCATACGATTACGTGCGTGTGGTGGTAACATGTCACCTACACCCTCTGAACCTTTGTTGGTTGTCGCATACACAATACTGTCAGGGTGCAATGTGTAGCTACCGATCTTACGCTCTAGTATGAGACGCAACAATGCCAACTTGACAGATGGATTGGCCTTGCCGAACTCGTCAATCATAATGATGACAGGCCCGTTGATGTGCAGACCCAGTTCCTCATTGGTGACATAGCGAACGAACTTGCTGTTCTCGTCAATCTCCATGATCATGGGGATCATAATGTCACCGAGGTCGAGGCTCGTGCAGTCTACATAGAACGTCCTATGTGTTGGCTTGAGCTTGCCCAACTCGGGCAGTGTTGATGATTTGCCATTGCCTAGATCACCTTGGATCAGAACAGTACGGTCTTTACCGATGGCTCCGATCAGCGTCACACACTGGTCAAGACCTAGTGCGTACATTTGTTGTGCTTGGTTCATAGTCTATACTCCTGTTGTTCGGGCAGATGCCCGAAAGTTAAATCCAATTTAAGGATATGGATAAAATCCATAAGGATACCATAGCGATGATAACCGCTGTGATAACCCAATCTTGCCAATCACCCCAACCCATCACATATCCAGACTTGGAAGTGAGGCGATTGCCTTCGTGAGTTTGTTACGTGTCTCTTCACGGAACGTGGGTGATTTCTTGAACTGATCTACATTAGTCCCATGCAGTGCTTCTTCCAACTGACGGCGCATTGCTTCCATCTGACTGTCACCTGTTACGTTACACGTACCCAACATTTCGGTCAGTTCGACAGCGCGATCAAACACAGTATCATACAAGCGGTTGCCCTTACCCTTGTCATTGACGTCGAGCTGTCGAGCAAGTGTAGTCAGGTTGTCGTGCAGTCTATGCCACACGCTGTCCATCGCACCTTTGAGACGTAGTTGATGATTGTTTGCCGAGTTGTTACGCACCGATTCCATAGCCTCGTGCGGTAGGTCGAGCCGCCAGTCACCTGTGTTACCACCATCAGGTAACTCGTCATACGCTATACGGAACGCAAACTTATGTCTGACTTGGTCTAGTGTGGGATACTCGTTAGGTCTCCACAGCCCACCAATCTTGGCTTGCGCACCTGCGATCAGAAGCGGATACACTCGCAAGAACGTATCAACCAGATCATTGAACGTCTGTTGGCGCGAGGTCATTTCTTGATGATAGTTGAAGTATTGCGCTGTGGTTAGCAATCGTGACCCACTGTCTGACCACGGCATTGTCATGCTTGTGTGCTTGTTACGTGTCAGCCCCACAAACTTCTGCACCGCGTCTAGCTCGTCGTTGTCACCTAGTATTTTCTTAAACACATTGGCAACGCCCTTGTCGGCACCATTCGAGGAGGTTACTTCTGCGGACGCTTTGTGGTCTTTCTTGCGTGCAGTCCAGACGCTTGCGTTGAACTCAACGACCATTGCCGATGATGATATGCTTGGTGCTACCACCTCGGGGGTTTTCATGTTTATTACTGTATTCATAGTCGGTACTCCTTGTGTTCGGGCATCTGCCCGAAAGTTATGTTAAGGTAAGTGGGTTCTGCCCACCGCAGGTCTTATCACTACCTATAGTTTACCATAGGTAGTAAGTAATGTCAAGTAATCTAGTTTAGTGGTGTTCATTGGGTTGGCGTGTTTATCCCTTCTTTTTCGTTGTCAGGGTTATCAACATCAAGCCCTTCTAAGAAGTATTTAGCCGCCCACTCTTTATGCCTGTCGTTGTGTGCCAGAATAAAACTTAGGTGGTCACGCAAGCGTGTGACTTCTTCTGTAGATAGCTTAACAGACACAGCATCATCAGAAATATTTTGATGCGCGGTTATTGTGTAAATTGCTTCTTGTTCTTCAATTCCAAAAACTTCCAAATCAAGCCCCAACTCGGAAGCCTGTTCTATTCCCTTATATCTCATCACGTACTCCTAACGTGTTTTCTGGTTTAGTTGTAGCAAGTCTTTCTTGCGCGATATTAATGTGTAGCCCTGTTTGGGCAGTGGAGCTATGCACCACCCAAGTCTTTCCTCAGTGGCTTTGTAGTCACCACAATCCAAACAGAAGTTGTACCCAAGCTGTCTACGACGGACACTATAATCCTCGCCGCAACCAACACATTTACATGTGCCGCCACTCATTGAGTAGATCCTGCGGCTATCATCTGTTGCATAATAAATTTGGTGTTGTCTTGTAGTATCATCAGATTGTCGAGTTGCATTGACTTGCGGTCTATCCAATTCTGAGCGTCAACACAGTTGCGTGCTTCGTATGTAATCTTGTCGGAATACGTACGTGTATTTGAGTTCCACGCGAACCCTTGGACTGTTACTGTCTCTATCATAGTGTCTCTCCAGTATTCGGGCAGGTGCCCGAAAGTTAAGTTACGTTGCATAATCAGTAGATCTTGTTTTACCGACCATATAACATCTTACCACATAGAGAAGGGAATGTCAAGGTTTTGAGTTTGGTGGTGTATCGTGGTGTTTGGTGGTAAGTCCTGTCAAGTTCCAACGTGGGGGTCTGTATGTGATTGTTTTTAAAAGAAAGTTCCAAAGTTCCAAAGTTCCAAGGGTATATGTCAGGATTTTTAAAAGGGGTTTTAGCGCGAAGACCCTCTCTTACCCTCTTCAATAAAAGGTTTATATATATACTTATAATCTTGGAACTTTGGAACTTTCTTCTACTTTCAACGACTTACGAGCCATTTGCTTGGAACTTCTTTGGAACTTCTGGAACTTTCTTTTACTTTCAATAGCTTATGCGCGTAGAGCTACTCCATTTACTGGTATCCAAACTATCGGGCAGTTATTTGAATTGTGTTACTGTGACATTCTATGGGTAGAACCACTTGGAACATGGTCTAACGTGTCATGCGTAGAGCTACTCCATTTACTGGTATCAAAACTTTCGGGCATCTGCCCGAATAAAAAAAGACCCACCGAAGTGGGCCTAGTAAGGCATTGTGGTGCAATGTAATGACTAGCTATCACAGCCCGTAGTAACACGCAACAGGCAAGACGTACCGCTAATTGCTTACTGGTATCAAAATGCTTTCGGGCACCTGCCCGAAAAAAAGCACAAAAAAAAGGGCCAACCCGAAGGCTGGCCCAATGTGGTAAGATGTTAGCAGAATGTTTTCTGGAAACCCTTGATAACCGCTATTGCGTCGTCGTGTGCGAACGTATCAGGGAACGGTTTGTCACCTTGCAATAACTTGATTGCTTTTTCCATCAACGCGCCCAGATCTTCAACCGCAGTTTTTGGTTCATTTGAACCACGCGCTTTGTATTCCTCTGGAAACTTGTTCTTGTGAGCTGTAGTCAACCCGCGTCGAATAGTTTTCAGTTTCTCGGTGCGTCGATCTTGTAGCACCTTGCGCGCGTGCTTGTCGATCGCTCGTGCATCCTTTGGTAGCTTGGTAGCTAACTCCGCGCGTTCAGCCTTGGTATAACATACCATACCGATGGCTTCTAGCCGCGCTTCGTATTGCTCTTTTGAAGCAGTGCTTTCCTTGTTTTTGTGTGACAAGTAATCGGTAGGTAGTAAACCCTCACCTACCATAAGCGCATAGGTTGATGCGAGCTGGTCTGATCCGTGAATAACAGATTTAACAGCCCCCACTTCAAAGCAACCTAGGTCGCTTTCCATACCCATAAGAACTTTAGCGCCACTATCGGCAAGCTTTGCGATTTCTTTTGATACTGTTGTCATTTTATTTACTCTCTTTTGTTTTCGGGCATCTGCCCGAAGTTATGTATCGATCAAACAGCGTATTGTTTGCCGTCTCGATGTAATCAATATG